TACCTCCAAAAACCGCTCGCATAATAAACATTTGAGCACAGTTCAGTGTCAACACTTGAGCCGAGAATACTCCCTTGCCCCCCAATCTGAAGCATTGGCCCACCATAATTAGCTGAAACATGGGGGCTTGGCGTAACTCCTACTCCAAGATTACCAGAGGCGTCCAAATTGATCGCTTGCGTAAAAGCTATCGCGTTGCCTGCTATGCCTGATGGGGCAACACGGAACTGAATTCCACCAGTACCTGCATTGTTAAATTCAACCGCCGAAGCAAAGGCAGAGGCAATGTACAGGTCACCACCACTTGTCCGATTGACATTTGATGTCAGGTAAGCCGAAGCAGTGTTGCTCGATAGTGCAGCAGTTGCTACCTGTAGAACTTTTGTACTTGCCGCCGTGAATGAGCTTGGAACGACACCAATGCCAACAACCCCATTTGCATCTTTGTATATCTGCCCTGAGCCGATGTTGATTACACCTGTACTGCCTGTCAGGGTGCCACTGTAAGAAAGGTTCGTTGCACTTGCCGCTGCAAGGGTGGCCGCTCCAGAAGCCGACAGGGTAGTAACTGACGTTGCAGCCAGCGTGGTTGCCCCCGTAACCCCAAGCGTGCCAGACAATGTGGCGTTAGCGCCGGAAAACGTACCGCCTAAGCTGGTAGCACCTTGCACCACGTTGGTGGTGTCGCTGTACAGCAATGTGTTGTAACCCTGCGCAACAGTGATTCCAGTTCCAGCAGCAGTCTTTACCGTAACACTGAACGCGCCAGTCGTGCCATTTTTAACAAGGTACAGCCGCACAGTTGAAGTAGGCACAATAACCGCCACATTGGCCGTCAGAGTGCCGGATAGATCAATGATTCCCTTCGCTGCCTCTGCTGCCGTTAGCGTTACATCAACCGCGCCAAGTGTTTTTGTAACTCGCCCAAGTGTAATGGCGTTATCCAGAATCCGCATATTAGCGTTTAACAGGTCACCCCAAGAATCCTCATCAAGGCCCACATCAGGCAATTCCATGCCTGTGTTTGGTAGAATCTCATCAGCCATTTTAGAACGTCCTTGCTTGTGATTTTAGGCCGCTTGAAGCGGTCTGCGAGCGTTGATCAGCAACCTTTAGCGAATCCACAGCGTTTTGATACATTGAAGCCCAGATTTGTATTCTTGCATCCTCTTTCAAGTATGGTGCTGAATTCAATAATGCACCGTAAAAATAGATATCAGGATGCTTGGTCAAAAGCCAGTTGGTTGTGTTCGATACGCTTAATTTTGGTATCTCTTCATAGTATATCAAAGTGGCAGTATATGCCGTGTCTGGTGCCTGTAGGAACTGGAAATTGCTGCCTATAATGGTGTACTCGCTTGGCATGCCCACGCCTTGATTTTCTTGTTTAAACTGCTGCATGCTTTCCAGTGTGCGAAACGTCAACGGCACAACAGGCACCACATTAAGGTACAGTGCGCGAGTCTCAAGAAAACCAGAAGGCAACGCTTCCAATTCTGAGTTAATCACAAACGCCGTATCGCTTTCAATCATTTCACGAACACGTATCTGTCGTTCTGTTTGCGATTCAGCCAAGCGAATGAAGCCAGTGATTGCGTTGGTTAAATCAGTTCTGTTTAATTCGTCAGCGATTGCGCTCTGCAATTCTGCGTATGTCGTGAAATTCATACCTGCCCGCCACGTGTGCGAAATGCCGCATTTTCTGGATCATTTAACCAGCGTTTTAATGCCGCTGGATCTTTGCTGATTTTTTGAAATTCAGGTGAATAAAAGATGCTCAAAGGTATTGACGCAACCCGTGTCATTTCGCCCCATTTCGCGTGCTTGTCTGTGGCATTTAACGCCGCTTTGTTGGCCTCAACAATATCGGTTACATCTTGCTGAGTGTGCAAGGTTAGATTGCCCTCGCCATCCTCAAGAAGCCGTTGCCTAAGCCTTGTTTCTGCGTTTTCGTGGACTATTAAGCTACTCAAAGTAAACTCCAGAATATTAAGGCAGAAGGGGCACCGAAGCGCCCCCTTGTTACTTAAGACGTGGTCAAATCAGCCACAATTCCTAAGCCTTTTTCGTTTGTAACTTTTAGGCCCCACTCAACCAGCATTTCTCGCTTTTCAGCGTCACCAGTCTTTGCGCGCTCTTCAACTCGATAATTACGCAGCTTATCAACGCTCACCATGTCGCGGTCAATGACAAGGGCATCACGTGAGCGTGAGAAACGGTTTGGAACGATTTGCAAAGCTCCGAAGTCGCTCATGTACACGTCAGCAGCCGCAACGATAGTTGCAACCTTGTTGCCTGTTTCATTCCGGTTTGTTGAAATGCCAGTGAAAGCAGATGCAGCCTGTTTATTGAATGCGCCAACAACAAGCATATCCAACTTTCCGCCTTGGTTCCAAATCTTTTGGGCCACGTCTTTAACCATTGCCTCTGTAAAAGCACGCTGGGTGCCGTCAGTGCGAGCGTTGTTTGCCAGTGTGGTGTATACAGGATCAACGCCACCAGAACCTTTAGATGTGTTGGTTTTAATAAATGCCTGAAGCGAAGCTGTTTGACGTGTAGTTGCGCTGAATTCAGCACGGGCAATTTGACCGTTAGAAATAATGAATTCCATGTCGCGTTTGATTTCTTTACCGCGCTTGGAAATTTGGCAGGCCAACTCTGACTTGCGGCCAGCCTTGTTTACCGCTTCAAGAGTCCCGGAAACAATTACATCTTTGCTTGAAATTTGGGCGTAATTGCTCAATCGCACTGTAGCCGTAGATGCTGAAAATGTTGTTTCATCACCTTCAAGCTTGCTGTTTGCTGCCGCTGATGCCAGGTCATCGGTCTGCCATTCGTACAGTGTATTGCTAATTGTGCCAGAACCTGCCGCCGTCATAATCGGGGTCTCTTCGGGTGCAATGTTGCTGATTAGGTTTGCCAAGTCCTCGCGAATGCCTTTCGCGGTCGCTGTGGTATATGTATTCGTAACGGCTGTCATGATTTAAGTTCCTTAAAGTAAAAATTCGATTGCGCGGGCTACGTCCCTTTGATGGCCCGTAGAATTTGCGCGTGCAAGTGCTTTTCTTGCGTCAGAAGTGCCGGGATTACCTTTTCCAGACGGCTTTAAAGTTTTCTGAGTCGCTTTAGGCTTAACACCTTCGCGCTTGCTCATCAACTCGTCATACAGTGCGGCTTTCCTCAATGCCAAAATTGCGCGGTGGTCGAATACTTGGGATAGTTCCTCATCAGTAAACCCCAGTTTCTTACCCTGCTCTTTCACCATCGATTTAACCGCTTTGGCCTTCTCTGCGTCCTTCCACTCTGGAATTAACGCTGATAATGCCTCTGCCTCTCGTCCTAACTTTTCCTGCATTTGCCGCATGTTGTCTTGCTGGATTTGCACCATTACTCGGTGCTGTTCCTGCTGTGCAACTTGCCGCTTTTGCTGGTTCCGCTGATAATCTGCCATTTGCAAGCTGTACTCAATTGGGTCTGTTTGCCGCAAATGGTCCCAATCGGGTTCCGGTTGCTCAAACTGCTGTGCCAACTGGCCTAAAACTTGGGCATACTGCTGACGCTCCACTTGGACCTGTTGAAGTTCTGCTTGTACCGCCTTGCGGGTTTCGGCTATTTCTTGGGTCTTTCGTGTGTAATCCTGTGTGCGCGAATAGCCAGACTTCAGTTCATCGAGCGTGACCTTTACCTCTTGGCCGTCAACTTTAACCGTTATGGTGTCGGGTTGCTCTTGATCTTCGTCTTGCTCTTCATCGTTTCCAGAATCGGAATCGTCCTCTGATTGCTCTTCGGTTTCATCCTCGGCATTAACCTCTTCGGCTTCTGCCTGCACTTGCTCCTCGTCATGTTCCCCATTATCTGGCATTAAAGAATCAAGTAAATCACTATCAGCCAGCATTTCTGCCGCCTGACTCACGCTTAAGGCTTCACTTCCGCTAGGATTGGTGACGCTCATTTTACACCTCTTTTGATTTTGTCTTGCGCAAATTGCCCATTGCCAATTAAACGGCTCAATTCCATTTCCAATGCTTCCACAGCCTTTAACAAACTGTAAGCATTTTCTCGAATCTCTTTGCGCTCTGGGCTTGAGCTGATAATTTTTCCAATCTGCTCATCCTTGATTTTTTGGAGGCATTCTTGAAAAAAAGGATCAGCGAGCTTCTGCTCTGCCTGTTTGCCCTTTCTTACTTCAAGTTCTAATTGGTCAGTCATTTTTATACGCCTATATTATTCGTCATTATTAACCGCTTTCTTTGTTTTTTCAATTACTTGCTTAACAATAATTGTAGGTTCGGCAAAGTTCCTGCGAACTAAGTAATCTTCCATTGTTGCGTCTAGCTCAACAACGTCATGTTCTTTGTAATCTTCGTAGGGTCTATGGAATTTAATTGCCATTTGATTCTCCTTGGTTTGCTTGATTGGCCATGTCATTAAGCATTACAGCAGCTTGCTGCAATAGCCCTTCTTCTTGGGCGCGGGCTTCGGCATTGGCTTTGTTTTGTCTTTCGATTTTTTCATCGGCATCATTTTGTGATTCCCTCATCATTGTTAATTGTTTCAACATCAATTCAGCCTCTTTAATCTTAAATTCGGCTTGTTGCTCTGCCGCTTTAAGCTGAAGCTGTTGCTCTTTCACTTGTAAATCACGCTCTTTCAATGTCAACTCAAACCGAAGTCGCTCGTTTTCCGCTTCGGCTTGCGTCTGTTTTAAGCGTAAGTTTGCAGAATCAATCTCAAACTTGGCTTGGTTCTTTTCGCGCTCCACCTGCGCCATCATTTGTACAGCCTGTTGATTTGGGTCTGCTTGTGGCTGTGGTGGCGGTAGTTGGAAATCATCAGGTAGGTCTGTTACGTATGCTTGGGTGTTTTTGTGGCCCGATAATTCAACCATTTTTGTGAGCGTGTTGCTGTACTGCGCTAGGCTCACCAATGGGTTTGATGGCCCCATAGTCTGCATAATATTTTCTTGTTTTGCAGCGATACCACTCAGCACGTTAAAACGCTCTGCGTCCGTTCCTCGACCCAGTGCCACGTTGATTTCAACGTCCATGCGCGGGTTCCACAACTTCGGGTCGATTGGAACAAACTTATTTCTCAACCTGATAATGCGCGGCTTGTCTTGGTGTGTGACCATCAATTGCAGCATTATCTTAAACACAGTCCTAAAGCCGTTAGCCAAGTTACGCGCAACAAGCTCCATTTGGCTTTGTGTAGCGCTTACCTGAAAGTTTGCAGCGTTTTCCGTGGTGTTCTTCAGTGCGTCAGGATCAAGCCCAGCAGCAGCCTTTGAAATGCCTGTGCGGCTTTCTTTCACGCTGTCCAAATAGTCCAACATTGGGAAAGACTGCTGAAATATCGGGGTGCTTACAAGTTCACGCACGGCACCCGGTACATTTTCACGGATTACCGCCCCAACCTCGTTATTTAAGACATCATCAGGGTTTACCTTGCCTTCAAGTATCACCATGCGCGGGTTAAGCGTTTGGGCCATCGAGTCCAAAGAGTTACGCCACACACTTGATTTGATTAGCTGAATATCCATTGTCTTGTCTGCAATGGACGATGCTTCAACACACGACAAATGCGGCTCTGAATCAACAGTGAAGTCTGCAAACGGTAACAACTTGCAAGGCTCGTTCTCAACGATTAGATAATCATCACCAATCGTGCAAATCTTGCGCCGTTCCGCAATGCCATCGCCATCATAATCAACGCGAATGTATGACTCGATATACAACACCTTGCGCATGGCCTTGTTATTCACAAAGCCAGGGTTCATTTCTGTGTAGTCGCTACGGTCTGAAGCCTCTTCGTTTGACCAGAATTCCTCACTCGTTGCGCGGTCTTCAACTTCCCCACGGTCGTAGCCCATAGCCACCAAGTCAGACACAGACACCAAAGCACGGTGCGCAACAATGCTTGCATCTTCAAGGCTTCTGGCTGTGCGTGAGATTAGGAATTCTTCAGGCGGTAGCACGTCAACACAAATGCGGCCAGTTTTATCGGTCTTCTTTACTTTGCATGAGTACACCGGAACATTAACAGGCACTTGAACAATTTGGCCAGTCATTGGGTCTGGTTGTGTAACCGTTTCCGTTCGGTACTCAACCTCAATATCGGAAACTTCTGCCTCGGGTTCCTGCATGAGCACGGTGACTGTCATTTCGTCCAGTCCTTCATACTCCTGAATGTTTACCTCTTCTTTTTCTTCCCACCATATTTTCTGAATGCCGACCTTGCGAATCATGGCATCTTTAAACGTGTGGTACAAATTCAAATACCCGTTATTGTCTTTTGAGTAAACAAAATTGCAGTAGTCCGTCGCCTGTTCAGCAAGATCCACATCCTCTGGACCTGTGGGCGCAAATTCAACCACAAGCTCTGAGGAAGTGAATATTTTCATTAAACTTGGCAGTAGTGCGCCTACCGTATCGCGCACATCCTGACTAACTACCTTTGATCGCCCGGCCACTTCGTTGCCAAACGGCCTGCCCTTGTAATAGCTGCCAGCTATGGCGCGGTCGGGTGAAATATCCTCATCAATGTAATCGCGAGCGTCTTCAATCTCTGTTGAGACAATCGCCTGCAATTCATCATCTTTCATTTTTGCCATTACTTACCCGCTCTAAACGATGTTGCTCAAATTGCGCCGGATTGGCCCGCTTGAAGGTGCTGTTTCTGTGTCTGCAAAAGTAAGTACAAACCCATCAGCCCTGTCGGGTGATTTACTAAACTCTGATTTGTATTCCTTTTTACTTTGCATCAACAAAAGCCCATCTTTATATTTGTATTTGATCGAACAGATTTGCGCTTTCAGTTCGGGGTCGCTTGGCATACATACGCCACCTTCCTCCAGATAATCACGAGCCTTGCGCCACATTAACGCCCTGAGGTTGTAGTTCTGATCGTCTGCCTGCCTCGCGCCAGTATGCACGCCAACCACGTGATCAGCATACCGACCGCGCCTAAGCGTATCGTAACAAGAAACGCCGGGGCCGTCCAATTCAATAATTATCTTGCCAAGTTTGCCAAAACCCGCATTGATTTTGTAGGTGACCTCCTCTTCCACCCTTGCAGCCAGTTCAGGACCATCAACCTTGCGCAACTTAATTTGCTCATCGTTAAACCTGCCACGCCGCAAATGAATAATTGACTCATCATCACCATAATGCGCAGCATCGATGCCAATCATCCAAACGCCGTTAGCCTCCACATCAGCAGGCCCAAGATTCTGCGCTGTTGCTACCAATTCGCCGGGAATCCATGAATCAGAGGTCGAAGCGTTGTAGTCGATGTCAATTTCTTGCGCAACAATCACTGGATCAAGTGACGCTTTTTGCTTTTGATACCAAGCGTCATCTTTGCGCGGGTCATCCCTCCAGTGAAATGTAAAAACCTTGACCTTGCCGCTGTGCCGCTTTCTGTAGAAGGGGTTGCCGTTTCCGTTGACTGTGGATATGTCGCCTTTGCAATTCGAAGTCTGCGAAAGTGCAGCGTCTATGCCTTCAGGCCGCTCATAAAATGCGCTTTCGTCCTTGAAATAGATTGAGGTTCTGTTACCGCGCCCAATGTTGTCGCCTGCCTCCCCAACAATGCTTGAATTATTGTCGTTGTTCACAATGCGCATGTGTGGCGCATCGAACGACACAGGCTTGAACTCTTTTGGGAGTAATTCGATGTACTTGCGAGCTTTCCAAAATAGGCTTTTGGGGTCGCCTAGTTTGTCAACGTATTCTTCTTTTCGTGAACCAAAGCCAGTAACGGTGCCGGGATAGAACAACAGCAGGTGCACAGCAATTGCAACGCAAAGCCAGCTTAACCCCATGTCTCGTGATTTTTCACAAAGCCAATCCTCTCGCGCCTTCCAGCGTTCAAAAACAAACTCAATGAACAGCCCTTGCTTGGGAAATAAAACAAACGGAACGACCGCCTCAAGGCCCATTTCCGGCAAGCGCGGATCAAAAGTACAACCCCAGTCCGTTATAAACTTGACTGGGTTTTCTTTGTAAAACTCTTTGAGAGGTTTGATTAAGGAAGGATCTTCACGGAACCTTTGAAGCCGCGCGGTTCTTTCAGCCCATATGTGCGAATAATCTGGCTTTCGCCAGTCAAACTCAGCC